GGATCCGCTGAATTTAACGCTGTTTCAAACATTGCAAGCTCAATTTTAGTGATAAGATCTCTCATAGTACGATTCCGTAAGGTCATACTATATTTATCTAGTTACAATGCTTAGAAGTTATATTGAATAGAAACAATAGTACCGTTTTGTACGTTGTATGCAGCACGAATCCATACAAAATTGCCGGTAAAATTTACAGAATGCAATGTTGTCCAGTAAGAACTATCCTCTCCTGTTCCTAGCAGAGTATTATCGATATCGAACCAGTCTGCATCGGCCGGATCAATTGCTAGTGTAGCTTGAAGTTTAATAGCGCCTACAAACGAATTCACATTGTAAACAGCGGTATGTGTACAATCCAATTGACGATGATATCCAGCCCCAGGCTTTTTATCAGTATATGCAAAAGAAGAATCGAGCGATTCGGTTGAAAAGGATGAAATTAAAGTTTCGTTGGACATCTCTTATTTATCGACTAGTCGATACTCGTGTACTCTGCCCACAATTTCTGAATTTCTCAAATTAAGCATTAACAATGTTCCTTCATCTTCAACTAAAATGTATCTACGATCCCAGTTCCATTCAGTTTTAATAAACCAGGATTTTACAGCCTTGCTCATTCTAACTCTAGGATCCTGATCGCTAGCCCATGAAATGAAATTAGTTTTTTGCTCTTTGTTATTTTTCAACTTGTGTGGCAACAAATATACTTTAAATTTGTATTTGTTATGCGGCAATTTAGTAGTGTAGATATATGAAGAATTAAGAATATCATCTTCGTGACCGGGCAGAGGTTCAGACCCGTATCGCACAACATTATTGAATTTTTTTAAAAAATCTTTATAAAACTTGATATCGTTAGAATAGAAATCAATTAAGCTTCTTTCTATTCGTTGTGCATATAATACATCTTTATTATTTTCTAAAAATTTAACAATATCTAAAATGATATCTTTATTCTTTAACGCATTTTGCTGATGATCGTAGAATGAGATGTTTATTTCTTTACCGTTACAGTAATCCTTGATGTTATCAAAATTGTTATTTCTAAAGATTCCACACCCGCTGACATCTAAACTAACTTTGTAAAGCCATTTATTGTAGAATTTTTTATTGCTGTATTTTATTTTCAACGTCATCTTGAAGAACCTCTACTATTGGTGTTTCCTTTTTTGAAGCTCGTTTTTGTTCTTTAGTTAGAATAGGACTAATTTCAAATGTTAGATCATCGTCTACAATCGAAACATTGACTCTTCCACCATCTACTAAATCACCAAACAGCACTCTGCGGCTCAACGGAGATTTCAATTTGTTATCAATTAATCGAGCAAGCGGCCTTGCACCCATCTTGCGATCGTATCCTTTTTCTGCTAACCATTTAGTAGCAGAGGCATTGACTGTAATTTCGATACCTTTTTCTTTAAGTTGAGAATTTAGTTCATTAATAAATTTCTTAACAATCTGAACAACAACAATTTCGCTTAGTTTAGTAAACTTAATAACTGCGTCTAGTCGATTACGGAACTCAGGTGCAAAGAACTTTTTAACAGCTTTGTCGTCCTCGCCCTCTTTACCTAGCTCACCAAATCCAATAGTATTATTTTCATTATCGCGAGCACCTAAGTTGCTGGTCATAATTAAAATGCAATTACGTCCGTCTGCAACCTTTCCATTAGAACCAGTTACAAATCCGTTATCCATGAATGCTAACAGAATGTTTGTAACGTCTGGGTGTGCTTTTTCAACTTCGTCTAATAATAAAATACAATTAGGAGTTTCTTGTAGTTTAGTAATTAACTGACCAGCATTGTCTTCATACCCCACATAGCCAGGAGGTGCACCAATTAATCGAGACACTGAGTGTTTTTCTTGATATTCGCCCATGTCAAAGCGCACAAGAGGCATACTCATCTTTTCACTCAATTGTTTTGCAGTTTCAGTCTTGCCACAACCAGTTGGCCCTAAAAATAAGAAACTACCAATAGGCTTATTGGGCGATTTCATACCTGCCTGTGCCACAAAGATTTTATCAAGCAACGTGTTAACAGCAGTATCCTGACCGTATACCGCAGTTTTCATTCCGTCCTCTAATCCAGAAAGATTTTTGCTTTCTTTCTGAGCCACTGTTTCTAATGGCATATTAATCATCTTACTTAACTCGTAAGTAATTTGTTCAATGTCAACCAATTGTTCAACACCGTCCATATCTGGATCGTCTTTAATTTTATAACGTGCGGCAGCACAATCTAAAATATCAATTGCTTTATCTGGCAATTTTTTATCTGACATATACTTAATAGATAACTTGACAGCTTGCTCAATTGCTGCATCAGTAATCCTAACATTATGATGTTTTTCATAATATTTTTTAATACCCTTAAGGATCTTAATAGTTACTTCTGCAGTCGGTTCGTCAATAGTAACACGTTGGAATCTGCGCATCAGCGCACGATCCTTTTCAAAGTACTTGCGATACTCTTCCCATGTGGTCGAGGCAATTAACTTAATTGTACCTTTAGTGAGAATTGGCTTAAGCATATTGGCCATGTCATTAGAACTTTGGCTTGAAGCTCCTGCACCGTTGATCATGTGTGCTTCGTCGATAAAAAGAATAATTTTTCCTTTCTTTTCTAATGCTCCTAACACAGCTTTAAGACGTTCTTCAAAATCTCCACGATACTTACTGCCAGCAATCAATGAACTAACGTCAAGTGTGTATACTTGATGATCCTGAATAAATTTTGGAACTTTCTTTTCAAAAATCTTACGAGCAAGCCCTTCGGCAATAGCAGTCTTACCAACACCGGGCTCGCCTACCATTAATACATTGCATTTATTGCGTCGTGCCAATACTAGTTGAATTTTTTCTAGTTCTTCATCACGACCAATTACCGGATCAATTTTACGTTGTTTTGCTTGTAGGCTAAGGTTTGTACAGAATTGATTAATAATTCGCTCCATTTGATTAGGTGTTGTGATTGCATTTTCAGTTTCGTGTTCTTCGTCACCTATCATTTCTTGGAAATATGTAACAAATTTATCTTTAGTTAATCCGCCTTTTGTTAGGAAATAGAATCCAAACGAATTTTTTTCACTAAGGATGCCAATAACTACATCGGCAATTTCGATACGTTGGCGACCGCTAAACAGTACCTGTGTAAAACAACGATTCAACACACGCTCTACCGCATGTGTCTTTTTTGGTTTATCGTTACTAGAATTTTTAATATCGTCTAAATTATTTTTAAGATAATGTTCTAGATTAGTTTTGATAAAATTTGAATCAACACCAAATTTTTCTAACATCTCGTAGGATTCTTTGTCACTCATTATACCATATAAAATATGTTCAATGGTGACATATTCATGCTGGTGTTGTTTAGCAACACTTACTGAATATTCAAAAACCGTTTGTAATCCTTGACTTGGTTCGATCATTACTTCATTTTCCTTATTTTCTTCATAGCTAAGTTTAACTTCATTTGTGACACTTTGTCAACAAAACAAATGCCTAACAAGTGATCATACTCGTGTTGAAAGCATCTTGCAACTAGTCCATCCATCTCTGCTTCGATCGTATCGCCGCTACTGTTTTGATACTCTACTAGAATCTTTTTAGGACGTTTAATTTTTAACCATAGATCCGGATAACTCAAACATCCTTCTTTTTCTAAAATTACATCTTCACTAACTTTTAATATTTTAGGATTAAACACAGCAAACGGAATAGGAAATCCTTGAATATTATTACTACCAATAGTGAATACTTGTTTTGTAAGACCAATTTGATTTGCAGCCAATCCTATGCCGTGATTTGCAACCATAAATTCGCACATGTCTTTTTCAAGTCGATCAGCATCTCCGTCAACTGCAAAATCCCAAGGAGTGCTTGGCACTACAAGAGACTGGTGAGGCCCTAATTTAAACTCCATCTCTAATTTCCTGTATTTTTTGTAATTGAGATTTAGATAAATTTTTCGGAATATCTACTTTAATACGAACTAATAAATTACCGCGTACTCTAGTTCGCATGTTTGGAATGCCTTCACCTTTGCAACTTAATACTGTATCTGGTTGTGTGCCGTGTGGAATGTTAATAGTTAAATTTTTCCCATCAACAGTTGAAATGGCTATAGCAGAACCCAACATTGCTTGCCATACATCTACTCTTTTTTCAGTAATGATGTCATCGTCTTCTCGATAGAATTCCGGATGAGCTTTAACATACACATTGACAATTAAATCGCCTGCTGGAACATCACGCATACTTTGATCGCCTATTCCCTGATATCTAATTTGCTGACCATGTTGCACACCAGGTGGTATAGAAATATTAACAATCTTTGATTGTCCGCCTGGGACACTTAGTTCAGCATTTAATTCTTTTCCAGCAATAACATCGTTCAACGTTAATTCAACATTAACATTTAATGTGCGATTTTTGCGCATCTGATTCCTAAAACCAAATCCAAAGGCTTGTCCAAACAGGTCATCCATTCCAGGAGCACCACCAAAGTGGAATTCAAATGGATTTCCGCCACCTTGATGATAAAACCCGCCACCCTGTTGTTGACGAGTTGGATCCATGCCAGAATCAATCATTTGTTTCTTTTGAGGATCGCACAAAAATTCATATGCCTGACTAATTTCTTTAAATTTCTTTTCATCACCCCCACGGTCGGGATGATGTTTCATAGCCATGCTACGATATGCTTTTTTAATATCGGCGTCTGTTGCGCCACGTTGTAAACCAAGAGTTGAGTAATAATCCATAGTCTTTATATTATACGATAAAAAAAGGACTGTGTCAAGCAGTCCTTTTATTTAATACAGATTTACTGAGTGCTTATTTTTTCTTTTCTGGAACTGGAGTACCGTCGTGTTTTTTATGCACTTTGATAGTTTTGCAAGTTTGTTTTACGCTACCATCTTTGTTCTTAACTGGTTTCTTATCCTTGCCAATTGTGTCTTTGCAGACCTGTTTAGTTTTTGCTGCCCCATCTGCTGCAAAAACAGGAGCAATAAATGCTAACGATATTAATAATACTAATATTTTTTTCATTTTATTTTCCTTTTACAGTTCTGGTTCAGCAGCCGGTGCTGGACCTAATTTGCCGTTACCTGCCGCTGTTGGTGCTGATTTTGTTGCTATTGGTGTTGCGCCCCAGCTCGGTGCCGGTGTAAAACTTGTGCTCGGTGCCGGTGTACCAAACCCACCTGATTGTGGTTGACCAAATGTTGTTGTGACGCTCTGTGATACTGGTGCAAGTCCGCCATTATTTGCCCCACCTAGTTTTTCTTGTGTTCGTCCCCATGCTGCCAAACCTAGTACTGCACCCATGGCAATATGAAACAGTCCAGCACCTTGCAGTGTTATTGGTTGCCATTGAGTTTTAACTTCACCACCACCTATAACTTGGATCACGCTCCATAGTACAGGGAACAACATAAAATCTGCTGAACATACAGCCATGTACATCCAACCCATCATTGGACGCCATTTTGAATTCATCCAATCTTCTTTTTGTTGTTCGCTTGCGCTTTTAATTTCCTCTGCCATAGTTTTCGCTCCTATTAGTTTATTATTTCTTAGCTAACATTGTTTGAATCTTTTCCTGAATTGCTTTGGCCCAGAATGGCTGAGGAAAATTCCATCCTACAAATGCTCCTACTGCTACCCATAATAAAATATCTAACATAACAACGCTCCCTATTGTTTATACTATTATTTAACGCTTTCAAAGATTTTCTTCTGCTCTCGATACCATTCTTGCCACATTCTCAATTTTTCTGCGTTTTCGTGGCAGGCTCCGTAGTTTTCAACGACTCTGTCGAGGAGCTGACTGGCTTCAATGCCACTGGGGGTTCCATCAGTTGCGGCGGCACGCTCGGGAACTTCATTACGACTGGCGCTGTCGTGCAAGCTGACAGTAGACTTAGGCAAAGTACACTGAGCATCCAACTGTTTACCCGCAACTTCTTTGATAATTTCTCTGTTGACATAGACATTTTCCTTAATGACTTTAACTTTTGTAACTATTTTTGTTTCGATGACTGTGTTAACCTGCTGGCTTTTTTCTTCAGCAACCTTAACTTTGGCTTCTAATTCTGCCACACGAGCCTGCCATGCAGACTGTACACCGTAGCCACCGTAAAAGTAAGCCCCGATAACTAGCAATACAACACCAACAACTTCTGCTGGTAATTTGTACTGACCCATCATGGGTATCCATTGTACTAATTTGCTGGCAATGTACAGCACGACACCTGCTGACAGCATGATATAGTATATAAAAATAAAAATGCTTTCAGGCATAATGCTTAGTAACCAACCAAACATATCAAACCCCTAGTACGTGCAATGCGTGTTCGTAATGCTTGATTCGATCTTCTAGGCCAATAGTGCCACCGTTAATGCGTTTTGTTAATGTGAGGATGTCGCCCTTGTCTGCCCATTGATTTAGATTATTTGTTTCCCAAAACCAACAAGCTGATTGTAAGGCACCTTCAAATGTTGCTAGGTATTCTGGAACTTCTTCGACAGTCATTTCAAGGCTTTCGGCAAATGCTGTGTAGTTTTGCTTGCCGGTAAGTTGTATAAGGCCTCTACCGCAGTAGCGGAATCCGTCACCACTTGCTTCATCGCCATTGCCCATTCGATTGCCATAAACTCTGTTGGCAATTTTTTCACCTTGCTTTTCGTATTGTTTTGCAATTCCTAGATCTGGAAAATACTTTGGAAATACTTTTACAAGACTTTCTGCACGATAGTTTAAATTTTCTTTTAATGCAGTGAACCCTGCACTCTCGTGAGCGCACTGAGCAATAAACGCTGCTACACGCTGTGGAGTATTAATTTCATATTCTGGAAGTATATTACTACAAGCATCATACCATTGATCCACATAGGGATTCTTTGGAATCATTTCTTGTAATTGTTCTTTTGTAAATTCAAATGTAAAGCTCATTAATCTATCCTTTGTAACAGCATTGCCATGGTTCCGTTTTCAAAAACAAAACTCTCACCAATTTTATTAATATTATAATCGCCTAATACTTTAGTAAGCCAAAATACTTCGCTAGTTGCTTTTTCATCCAATGTAATTGCATCGGTAGTATTTTCTAAGACTGATTCCTTTTCACCTTCTTTAACCATACGTAGTTGAATTTTTTGATTAAATGGTTTATAGATAGTGATTACGTCACCGTCTAATGTAAAGTCGTCCATTAGTGTTTTACTAAAGAAACGTTTTACGCCTTCTGTTTTGTACTTGTTCATTAACCCATCGTATGCACCTGCATCAGACGGAACAATTGATTTTAATTGTTGTTCTGTAACTTCGTGGACACCTTGATGTTTGTAATATTTAAATTTAAAATCATCAATGCCTGTTAACCTACGTACTCCGTAAGTGATTTCTTTGATGTGCTCTGCAAGGCGACTAGTCCTCGGTAGCTCGACAAATACATTGTATTCGCCATTTTCATTTTCGCCAGAGCTTACGTCGGCATCAAGTACAAAGCTGTAGCCCTTTTCAATAAATTCCATTAGGTCTTTTGCTGGATTACGATCTTTAACGCCAAAGCTGATAACACATACATCGCGATCCTCGCCCATCTTTGATTTGTAGGTATCAACTTCTAAAAGTGAGTGTACCATGTCTTGGAGGTCGTTGGCTCTAAGCCCTTCATTTAAAGTATTAAACATTTGCAGTATCCTGTTGTATCTGTTGTTCACCAGCATCTTCTTGAGATTGTGCAACCCCATTTTGATCTAAGATGTCTTGAACTTTATTTGTATCAAGATTTCTATGGCCACGATCAATGTCTGCCATTAATTTTTTAGGCATTTTAATTTTAACCATCCAAATTTCTTCGCGGTCAATTTTACCTTTCTTTGTTCCGGGACGAATATCGTCTGGATCTTTGATTTTACGAACTTTGGTTATGTAAGTTTCTGCATACTGTACTGTACAACCGTAGTCTAGAAGTTTCTTTCCGCCTTCTGGATCGGGCATTTTATCTTTATCCCACATGAATGTACACTCTATAAAATAGCGTGATTCTTTAGGACCAGCTACAAGTTCGCCGTCCATCCAGTTATCGTAGACGTAGATGTCTAGTTCGTCAATAACTCGCTCGAAATTTTTAAGCATATTCAAGCTGTTATTTGACCCGTATATGTTTTCTATATTAGAAATAATGTCTTTTAAATCGGCCATGTTTTCTCCCATTTGTATTTATCGTCAAAACTTAAACGTAACTTATAATATTCTTTCAAGATAGTTAAATACTTTTGTGTTCGGCTACGGACACAAACGGTTTGAGGTCCGTGCCTACACGTAAAAGGAGGGCTAACCTTATATGAAGCGTAAAAGAGCAGCAACAGCACTGAAAGCTAATCATTATCACGAAGAGTCTAATGTGATAAATCTAGTAGACAAAAAATATCAAAAACGTCCACGAGTTCAAATATATCCCAAAAATCTTAGTCAAGAAGGCTATCTGTTAAAGCTAAACGATCCAACTAAAATGATCGTGTTTGCTACAGGTCCAGCAGGCACGGGTAAAACCATGTTGGCTGTACAATGGGCTGTAGATCAACTCAAATACGGTGATGCTACTAAGATTATTGTAACTAGACCAGCTGTTTCAGTAGACGAAGAGCATGGGTTTTTACCAGGTGACCTAAACGAAAAAATGGCTCCCTGGACACGCCCTATTTTTGACGTAATTGCAGAAAATTACAATGCAAAAGAGATTGAACACATGGTTCTAGAAGGAATCATTGAAACCAGTCCACTAGCATACATGCGAGGAAGAACGTTTAAAAACGCTGTCGTCATAGCCGATGAAATGCAAAACACAACACCTAGTCAGATGAAAATGCTGCTAACTCGTCTAGGGCAGGGATCTAAAATGGTCGTTACTGGTGATCTACAGCAGGCTGACCGCCCAAGCAATAATGGGTTGCTTGAATTCCTGAAGTTATATAATAACTTTGAAAATCACAGGTATGTAGACATTTGTCATTTTTCTGTGGATGACGTAGAACGACATGAAGCTGTTAAGGAGATATTAGCAATCTACGGAGATCAATAAAAAAGGGCCATAGGGCCCTTTTTTTAATTCTTGCCCGGACCGTTGGGCCAGTCTCTATGAATTAGATTTCTTATCGGAAAATCATAAAAGAAGTACTGGGTGCCGTGACTGGGAACTTGCACCACCCACTTGCCGCCTATCAGTACACCACTGGGACTGCTTGTTTGTCCATCCCAGTCGTCACCGTTCATGAGATTGCAATTGTCTACAGTAATAAAAGGACCACCTGCTAGATAAGATACAATTTGCAAGTTTGCGTTATGCCAGTCGTACATTACCTTGTCGTAAACGTCACCGACATTTCTCATGGCGTTTGTGGCATGTATGCCAATCATAACTCCAGCTTCTCTAGCCATTGACGGTAGATTAGGAAAGTTTGATCGACCGTAAAGATCTTTACATATAAATCCTGCCGCACTAATAGCAATAGGATTTCCAGTTTCATCGGTGCCTGGAACAAAACAAGCACCGGGTGTTTTGTTAGGAATAATACCTATATCGTGATCCTCTGGACAAATTAGAGTTTTATTAACTGCCCCAATAAATTTTCCTGTAGAATCGTATACTCTAAGTTGATTTCTTTTAACTTCTTTGCCACCGGGATCAGTGTCAACCCATAACGTTCCTAAAAATAATCCCACAGACTTTTTAACAGCATAAGATACAATTTCTTTTTCCGCAGCTACTACATCGCCGTTGATATTAAAACCTTTTATGTATCCGCTCAATGATGCTTCGGGGGTAACCAAATAATGTACCTCATTATCGCTAGCCCAATCAATTGCAGTCTTAAGCGTAATAATATTTTCTTCGACAGTTTTTCTAACAGGAATCTGCGCTCCTGCAAATCTTAAAAATGATTTCATTCTATTTCCATCCATGTATGGTCTCCCATATACTTAACCTGAGTTTGATATACATAATCGACCGGAGCCCCACTACTCCAATCTGTTGGGCTGTGATGTGTCAATATCATTTTTTCTTTCCTACTGTCCCAAACTAACCAATAACACTGCCCCATTACTATTTGAAATTGATATTCGGCAGCATGCACTGCATCAGTAACATCCAGTCTTCTCTTAATATCTTGAGCCTGCTTTTCTAATACAGCTACCAGTTCCATAATACGATCATATTCTTGCTGGGCATAAATCCTAGCATGATTAATCATGATGTCTTTTTGTTTAGTAACAGGAACTAAATCAAATTTTGGACCACCTGCTTCTGTAGGATAGGGAGTTACATTCCTATTAAAAAATGGAATAATCGATCCGCCTATTTTAGAATCGTAACTGTTTCTTCCTTTTGCTAAATTAGATTTTTTTTTAGACATCAATCTTTGCAAGTTTGACCAGTGTGGCTGCTAAATTAATTTCAGAATCAGCGCATACTACATGATCTACCAGTCCTTGCTTAATTACAAGAATAGCAGTATTTTGATTTTGCTCAGATCCAAAAATTGCAAGGTTGTCGTATAACCAACGATACACTTCTTCCATTTCTTCTGCACGAATCTTACCACACAACAGTTTACGAGCGTCTGTAATCTTGCCGGCCTTAAACAGTTCAACCATATCGAACTTCCAGTCTGCTTCACCACCATCTGCTTTGTTAGGCGCCGCTAATTTTCCTTCGTTGACATTTTGTTGTACAAGATTAATGCATTTACGCAAATCCGGATAAGCAACTTTGACATAGTTATCTAATGTGTCAAGATCAAAGTCTACTCCTTCTTCTACAAGAATTGTAGCAACACGGGCAGTATACTCTGTCATGTCTGTGCGTTCAACATGAAATCCTTGACATCTGCTGTGGAGAGCAGGAATAATTCGATTGGGATAGTTACAGGTAAGAATGAAACGACTAGTCTGACTATACTCTTCCATAACCCCGCGTAGCGCCGCCTGTGCGTTGGGACTCAGATAATCTGCCTCATCTAGCAGTACAACTTTAAACGGACCAAATGGAATCATTTGAACAAAGTTTGTAATTTTGTCACGAACGTCGTCTACTGAGTTAGTACGACTGGCATTGATTTCTAGCACATCGTAATCTTCAATGCCAATTTCATTAATAAGAATTTTAGCCAGTGTAGTCTTGCCAATACCGGCCGCACCACTTAGTAACAGATGTGGGATACTTTTGTCTTTGATCCATGTGGCAATTTGTTTGCGCTGATGATCATCTCTAAAAACATAACCGTCTGCGGTATTCGGACGATACTTTTCTACCCATAAGTCTTTCATTCTTTTGCCTTTTCAATGTATGGTTCGACAGGTGGATTAAACCCCTTCCAACTATCAGGAGTAAATATTTTAACAGGTTTCCAATATTTGTGCAAGATGTTATTAACCACAATAATACCAACAATAATTACAACAAAGCCCAAGGTAGTTAATATACTACCAGCAAGCCAAACAGAAGCTTGATCCATACTCATATTACACCAATTCCTCAATAATGCCAAGTATTTCAGCAAAAATTAACAAGCCGCCAGCAAACAACAAGTTGCCTTGAATTAGACACCCACCTGCTCCAATACGAATAATACTTTTTACAAGACTGATGTAAAGGTGTTTTTTTGCATCTGGATATTTTTTAGCTTCAGGAATCTCTAATGCAGCTTTTGCTTTTTTGATATCTTGAATTGCTTCATCTAAATTACTCATTTTAATTTCCTTTTTTAATAGTACTGCTTTTTATAAGTTTTAAAATACGTTGTCTCATCTTAAATTGATCAAAATATTCATAACATTTTGCTAACGGAATAATCCCCTGCGATTGTTTTTTTAACATAGAGCATAACACAGCAGGGTTTTCTTCATTGTCTAAATTAGTTTTTGGATTATCGAATTCAATTAAATTGACCTTTTCGATAGTGTTTAATTTAAAATAAATTAATGCATCGCCTTCTTTTATATTAATTTCTTTTACACCTGGTCTAATTATAAAAGCAGGCTTGGCTGCAGGCCTAAACCATCTACCAATATCAAAACTAGCTGAAATAGCAAATGTATTTTCGGTAAAACTATTTTGATCGTAATATGCAGGCAATTGCGTAGCCATTAGGCTCTTGTCTGAAAAGAACAAATAGCCCAGCCCTAATTGATGTATGCCAAATTTTCCTTGAGGATTTCCCAAGAATGATTTTGCAAAGTCAATAGTTTGTCCAGTAACATTCATTCTAGTGTTACCAACTTCTATTTTTATAGAAACGGGACTTTTGATGACAAATATATTTTTTAAATCGTCAACAATTGCCGGACATTTTGATACTGCCGGTCCAAAAAATTCTTTGTAATCAATGTGTTTGAGTAGCGGCTCAGGTACCGCTACACGGAGAGGTGATATAAATGAATCAATACCACCACCAGCAGCTATGACTTCTTGCATACTTGACATCGAGCGACACCAATAAACGTTTATACTCATTTTATAAACTGCCCCAATGCCGGTGGTTCCCATCCAATTGGTTTTAGAACCTTGCCATCTTCACGTTTGCGCACTTTACCGGTTTCGTGATCAATTTTAGCAAAGTTAGTCTGCATGACTTCTTTCCAAGCACCTTCAGCATCTGCGCCCATGCTGTGAATAGCGCCAATGGTAACAACAACAATGTCAATTAATGCATCAAGAGTTTCGACCTGATCAACATTATCTACTGCTACTTTAAGTTCTTTGAATTCTTCTTCGATCAGTTTAGTGTATAAATTAAACTGTCCCGTATTAAACTCACCTACGGATTGATCGCAAGCAGTCATAAATTTCGCTTGATCGCGAAACGGATTAGTCATTTGTATCTCCTTAAGACTTTAATATCTTAATGATACGCTTTTTTTCTCGCTCTGTCAACCACTGTTTTTCAATTTCTCCAAAGTCTGGAGACATTTCAAATGCTTGATCGACTATTTCTTTTAAAAGGTGTAAATCTTTTTTAAGTTCAAATGCAGTGAACCCGTCATTGTAAGGACTGGCACATTCTCTAGCCAGTGCATGTATTTGGCTACTGATGTCGGCCATGCTCCAGTCCTTTTTTTTAAGATGCATTATTGATTAATAAAATCTTCTGGGCGAATGTTTGATGACAACGATTCAAATTCTTGCCCAATATAAAAATCATTTGGTTTTTCGTCAGCTACTGCTATGACAGACTTTGTTTCTACTTTTTGAAATTCTTTGTCACCGTCACCGTCGTTGATTTTAATCTTGCGAGTCCAACGTCCATGTTCAATAAGAATCCATTGACCTTCTTTAACAAAATCAATTTCTGAACCAACCTTGTATACTTTGGCCCAGCGTGGTTTAACACCATGTGCTTTACCGTCGTCGCTGGCAATAAAAATGCCGCCATTGGATACTTGCTCGCCCATGTGCATGTCAACAACAAGGATGTCTTTTGGCAATGCACGAATTTTAACCTTCTTGGCTTCAAATGCAAAGCTCATATTAACCTTTTCTACGTGCGGCAATTTCTTCTTGTACAGCTCTAGGATTTGCTGCATAGTAGTCTTGCAAAATTTGTTCTTTTGTACGCACAATTTTGCCGCCAACACCGATTTCGTCTCCTCGAGCATTTACTTTCATATTGCCTACTGCTGGCAACAGCTCATTTTGAAGATTTAACTTTTCCATGTCAACTTCTTTACCGCGCATACTCATGTGAGTTTTACCCATTTTATATCTCCTTAAAGAATTCTTCTATTGGTATATTGTATTTAATACTGTCAATCTTATGGACCCCTATGATGTGGAGAACATAACTGGCTACACTAGAGCCACGTCCTACACCCCAAACTACATTATTGGCCCTTAATGTGTCTACTACATATTTCATAGTTCTAAGTACTGGTATCATATTGTGTTTTTCAAACAATTTTATTTCTTGAATTACACGCTGGTGATTAATACTGGGACTATTTTGAATTAGAAATTCTGTAATGTTTAGTTCTTGATATTCTTTTGGAAGATGCCAATTAGCAACATCTATAGTTTGTTTTGGTCGGGGATAGTTTAAATGCTCAATATCTAATCTTTCTAGGTATTGAGTTAATTCGGCAGAATCTGCAAGACACTTGGCCAGTATGTCTGGACCATGCCTTAATACACCTTCTATAAGTTGTTCTTGTGTGCTGTTAGTCCACATTAATTAATTGACCCAAATCGCCGTCCAGTTGCTGGTTTAGTCTAATTGCATTTCTTTTAGACATCTCTTGTTTATACATTATAACAAAAGTTGCGAGTTGTGTCAACATTTCTGTCTTGCCTAATCGTTGAGCAACAAAATATTTTTTGCTCAATTCCAAGATTTTGTCTTCAACCTCGTTATCTTTGAGGTGACTAAGATCATCGACTAGGGGGCTAAACATTTTAGGAAAACTGTCCAATATAATGGAAGAATACCAATTCACTACTGTGACGCCAGACATCAATTACGATAGGATTAGTATTAGATGGAATTACCACATTAACTGTAATAGGATATATAGGGTCGCTGGTAAGTGGGCCTGGGCCCGAAGGAAACCCCAAGCGTTTGATAGTTGTTCCGTTTTGCACAATAAATGATATAGTTTTTGATTCTGAATTTGCGCTGTATAGTTCTAACCGTACTTTACCGACACTAGATGATGTATCGCCCACTGCTCCGGGAAAATCAACTAATTGGATAGCTTGGGCACCAGTCCAACTTTGGGCAAATTGCCATACTTGATATGACCCCGACATGAAGCTAATATTGCCGCCTTGGTATCCAGGAACTAAACCTCCGTATGGTCCACCGTCGAATTTTTTATCTCTAACAGTTAACAATACAGCATTTGAGATAGTATTGGTATTAAAGTCGTTAGCAGTTTCACGGTTAGCTGCTCCGGAATAATTTTCGCCCGTTCCTTGTAGAGCTGACAACTCTATATTGGCATTTTCAAGTCCAGTTTTGATTGTAGCAAAGTTATCTCTAAATACCTTCGTATCGTTGTCTTGCCCTGCTACAGGGAAGTTTGTGTTAATTCCTGCGTATGTTACATTACTAGTCACGGTTATATCTCCACTTATTGTGTTTTCTTTGTGTATTTATCAGTTAACCTTTTGCTCGTATGCGCACTCTGGGATAAACTGATCCTGATGTAGGTCTGTTTTTAAATGTGGTTTTTGGCAGACTTTGTCCGCTTACGGGTCTTTCTAAATTATAAAATAGATATCGATTATTTCCGTTATCTCCAAACCATTGATAGTTTGCAATGCTTGCACCAGTAGTTCCGACTTGGTTCTTTTTGGAATGTGTTATTAGATAAGTTAACGCTTCGCTTGAACCTAGATTTGGATTTTGTTCAGCATAACAGGCTAACAGGCCACATACTTGCGGTGATGCCATACTGGTTCCAGAAATGCTACCTAGTTTATAACTGGCATTTCTAGGATCGTTTACTAGGGTAATACTAAATTCGGCAGCAGCAGTTGAGTCATAGACTGCGGACGCAATATTGGTTCCCGGAGCCCATACGTCAACTCGGTTGCCAAAGTTACTTGAGCTATTTTTATATTCTTGTTGGGCACTACCAACATTGCCTACAACAACTACTCCAGGCGCTACAGCAGGACTTGATCCTTGAGAATGAACATAATCAAATCCACCGCTTCTAATGCTATTATTGTAATCTTGATCGCCACTGTATGCAGAATTCCAAAAACTGTTGCCAGCCGCCGCCACAACAATAACTCCGTCTGCTAGGGCATCTGCTACGTCGGCATTGAGGGCAGCATAGGTATAGGGCATTCTATAAAGATATGTGCTGCCAGGAACCGGAACACCGTTTGCTTCCAATATGGTTTTTTTGGCCGCATCAGTTCCTGACACTGCTGTAGTAACTCCTCTGTAAGTTACACTGGTAATTGACGATAGTTGAATATCATCATACGAGTAGCCCCAACTGTGATTGGTTATGGTTGGGTTTCTTTTTCCAGTAGTGGTGTTAACAGTTTTATTTTTATGGAATGCTCTGAGATAATCAAAAATATAAAGTTCCCAGTTGGCAGGAGAGTTTGCTCCTACATAGCTGAATTCCATGTTATAGATGTTGGCATCACGTGCCCAGCCTTGTGTGTTGCCCGCCACTGTGCCAGCCACGTGTGTTCCGTGGTTGCTGGAGATATCACTGTAATCATAAGCACCAACAGTGCCTACTCCAACAATACCACTTAACGCAAACCAATTGTATTGATTAACTCTTGATCCACCAGTGCCGTCTGCATTAACAGCAAACTCAGGATGAAGGGGATTAATGTGCGCATCGACGACCACAACGTCCACATTCTTTCCTGAGCTGGTTGTAGTCACAGTTTGCGTTGTTTGTGTAAATGAAGCATCAGTACCCCAGCCTGCCAATGTGTTGCCTGCTGTGGTTCTATACAGTCCCCAATTTTTATCATTGGCATCGATGGTAGAATTTTTTTCAAAGTTTCCAGATTGTGTCCAGTGGTGAACTATTTTGATGCCTATGTCTCTAGGAGGACGTTCTACAGCTATTACTCTAGGATCAGTTCTTAGTTGAACTGCTTCTTCATCAGACAACATGAAATGCGTGTTTCTACTAAGTTCTCTCAACTGTGTTATGCTAACTTGTCTGTTAGGAATATAAAGATTTCCGTTAGGTGACTCCATATCTGCAATAATTGAATCAGCGTCGCTCATTGTCTGAGCAGTAACAACGTATTCTTTTAAGTCGCTCATATTAGGCCTCAAGTTGCAACACAGTTAGTGTAACAGTAATAGCCGCCACACCGCCGCTTTTATTTGTAACTGCTAACTGAATGTTAGTTGAAGGAGTACTTTCATTGCTGAATCCCATTGAGCCTGGACTAATCAATATAGTTTCTGCTCCTGTGGTAATAACTTCAGCTATCACGCCGGCTCCTGGAAGGGGATCTGTTAATTCACTTCGGCCAGCATCTGCTGTTCTACTAGCAACATCAGTGTAAATTCTAACCCAAGCCGCTGCCGAAGTCTGTATTTTATACAACACATAACCTTTGAAACCAGTTATGGTTAGATTTCCTGTGGCAGCATTGGCCAAACTAGCTGTGGTAGCATTAGCTGTGGTACGTGTGATAGGTGCTTGATAATCAGTACCTGCCACAGCAATGGACAATACTCCTGTTGTGGTTGTGCTTTTTACAATACCTGTTGCCAATGCGCTGGTACCAGGCGCATAATCAGTGCCGCTAGTTGCGGCAGTGAGGGCGTTTGCTCCGTTACCTTTAACTAACCCACTGATAGTTCCAATTGGTGCTTGATAATCAGTACCAGCTACTGCGGCTGATATGGCAGTGCCATTGCCTTTCAACACACCGGTGATACTGGTTGTGATTGTGATAGCTGGAGTTGAACTGGCAGTGGCCACTGTGCCTGTAAACCCGTTTGCTGAGGTAACACTTACTGTGGTAACTGTGCCAGCACCAGCGCCGCCTGCGGTGGCATCAGCATCATTGATCCAATTGGTACCATTGTACTTTAATACTTGGCCAGTACTTGGGCTAGTAATAGCTACTCCAGTCAACGTGCTTAAACTGGGAACTCCGGTATAGGCTGTGGTCTGTACTGTAGCATTTGGAAATGTTAAACTGCCATCTGTGCCTAAGGTCCAAGTTGCTTGAGTACCAAAGCCAGC